AGAGAAACCATCACGGCCAGCTTCGCCGGCTTCGCCCGCATGCTTGGCGTCAAGCCGCAGGCCGTCACCGCGCTGCGCCATGCTGGCCGGCTGGTGCTCACGAATGACGGCAAACGCGTGTTGGTGCTCGAAAGCCAGCAGCGCATGCGCGACACCGCCGACCCCAGCAAGGCCGGCGTAGTCGCCCGCCATGCCGCGAACCGATCCCAGGTGGCGGGGGAGGGTGCATCCCATCCGCAGGAGCGCCACACCGGTGCCAACACGGCGGCCGAGGCGCCTGCAGCACAAGACCGCGCCGGATCCACCTACCAAGCCTCCCGCGCAGTGCGCGAGCGCTATCTCGCCATGGAGGCCAAGCGGGCTTACGAGCTTGCCATCGGCAAGCTGATGGACGCGTCCGAGGTCGCTGCGGCAGTCGGCAGCGCCACTGCCACGCTGCGCACCAGCCTCGAGCGCTTGCCGGACGTGCTCGCACCCCAGCTCGCCGCCATCACCGACGAGGCGCAAGCCCGCGCCACCCTGGCCGAAGCCATCGAGCACGCGCTCGACGAAGTCTCCCGCCAGTTCGCCAACCTCGCCAAAACGGACGCCGCATGAACGCGCTGCACCTTCCCGACCGCATCGAGCACCTGGCCGTAGATGCCCTGGTGCCATACGCCCGCAACAGCCGCACCCACTCCGACACGCAGGTGGCCCAGGTCGCTGCCAGCATCCAGGAGTTCGGCTTCACCAATCCGGTGCTCATCGACGACGAAGGCGGCATCATCGCCGGCCACGGTCGCGTCATGGCCGCCAAGCGCCTGGGCCTGGCGCACGTGCCATGCATCCGGCTATCGCACCTGTCCGAGGTACAGCGCCGCGCCTACGTCATCGCCGACAACCGCCTGGCGCTCAGTGCCGGTTGGGACGAGGACATGCTCGCCCTCGAGCTGCGCGAGCTGGGCGAGCTGGACTTCAACCTCGAGCTCACCGGCTTCGGCGACGACGAGATCGCGCAGCTCATGGCCGCGGCCACCGCCACACCCACCGGCAACAGCGACCCTGACGCCGCGCCGCCGCCGCCGGTGCACCCGGTCAGCCGCACTGGCGACGTCTGGCAGCTCGGCCGGCACAAGGTTATCTGTGGCGACTCAACCGCCGCCGACAACTACGCGCGCCTGCTCGGCGCCGAGCGCGTCGACATCGTCTGGACCGATCCGCCGTACAACGTCGCCTACGAGACCAAGGCCGGCAAGATCGCCAACGACAACCTCGGCGATGCGGCGTTCGGTGAGTTCCTGCTCGCCGCGTTCCGGCCCGCCGTCGCGGTGATGAAGGCCGGCGCTGCCATCTACGTCGCCCATGCCGACACCGAAGGCCTCAACTTCCGCCGTGCCTTCACCGGCGCCGGGCTCAAGCTGTCCGGCGTGGTGGTCTGGCGCAAGGATGCCCTGGTGCTCGGCCGCTCCGACTACCAGTGGATCCACGAGCCCATCCTCTACGGCTGGAAGCCCGGCGCCGCGCACCGCTGGTTCGGCGGCCGCGCGCAGACCACCGTTAACGACCTCGGCACCAGCGGCTCACCGTTCGTCCGCCTGCCCGATGGCCGCTGGCAAATCACCATCGGCGAGGAAGTACTCATCGTCGCCGGCGAGGCCACCGTCGACTACGTCGAGCACTCCGTCATGCGCGAGCTCCGCCCCAAGCGAAACGACGTGCATCCGACCATGAAGCCGGTCGCGCTCATCACCCGCATGCTCAAGAACAACGCCAAGCCCGGCGCACTGGTGCTCGATCCGTTCGGCGGATCCGGCTCCACCCTCATGGCCGCCGAAACCCTCGGCATGGCCGCCCGCCTGATCGAGCTGTCGCCGGTGTACGTAGACGTCATCGTGCGCCGCTGGTGCGAGTTCACTGGGCGCGCCGCGATGCTCGTTGGCAGCGACCTGAACTTCGAAGAGGTTGCCACCGATCGCGGTGTTGCATGAACATCTTGTGCACTCATCCAAAGCACAGCGCAGCAGTGAAGGTTATTCACCTGGAGGACTCTGGCCAGTGGATGGCGGAGATCGAAATCACCTGCATGGAATGCGGCTCATCGTTTGAGTTTCAGGGCGTTGAACCCGGTTTTCGATTCGACAAGCCGTCGATGAGCATTGATGCAACGACGCTCTCGGTTCCCATTTCGCCGCATGGGGAGAAGCCCACGCCGATCGACATGATCGGATACAGCATCCGGGGTTTGCAGTCGTGAGCATCCTCTGCCGTGTCGGCCTGCATTCGTGGAAGCCGGTGATGCTCGGGACATGGTGGCCACCTGGAAGCATCGGCGGGACGGTGAAGACATGGACCCAAGGCAAGACTGTGCAAATCGCCTCCAAGTGCCGACGCTGCAGTAAGCGTGTGGTTCTACCATGACCCTCGCCGCCGCCCCGCGCATCTTCACCACCATCGCGCGCACCATCGCGCCGCGCAAGCCGATCACCGTGTCGCAGTGGGCGGATGCGGAGCGCGTGCTCTCCAGCAAGGGCAGCGCGGAACCGGGCCGTTGGCGCACGCATCGCAACCCGCCGCTGGGCGAGCCGATGGACTGCCTCAGCGCGCGCAGCCCGGTGCAGTGCGTGGTGCTCAAGTTCCCGATCCAGTTCGGCAAGACCGAGGTCGCCATCAACTGGCTGGGCTACACCATGGACCACGCGCCCGGCCCGGTGATGGTGTGCCTGCCGGGTGAGGTCAGCATGAACAAGTGGGTGCAGCAGAAGCTCAACCCCATGCTGGACGAAACCCCGGCCGCGCAGCGCGCGCTCACCAGCGTGGCCAGCCGCGACAGCAGCAACACCCGCACCTTCAAGGATTTCGCCGGCGGCCAGCTCTACCTGGAGCACGCCGGCAGCCCGTCGCGTCTGAAATCCACCACCGTCAAATACCTGATCGTGGACGAGGTGGACGAGTTCGCCGGCAACCTCATCGGCGGTGATGATCCGGTCGAAATGCTCGAAGGCCGCACCAGCAGCTTTCCCGCCACCGGCAAGCGCCTGTACATCAGCACGCCGCAGATGCAGGGCAGCAGCCGCATCGACGAGCTGTACGACAAAAGCGACAAGCGCCGGTTCTATGTGCCGTGCCCGGACTGCGGCCACATGCAGCCGCTGGAATGGGCCGGGCTGCACTGGGCGCCGGACGGCAGCACCTGCTGGTACGGCTGCCGCGAGTGCGGCGTGTGCATCGACGAGCACCACAAAACCGCCATGATCGCCGCCGGCCGCTGGGTGGCCGAGAACCCCGACAGCCCCGTGCGCGGCTACGCCATCAACGCGCTGTACTACCCGATCGGCCTGGGCCCGCGCTGGCTCACCCTGGTGGCCAAGTGGCGCGAGTCACAAAACGACCCCGCCAAGCTCAAGACCTTCGTCAACGACCGGCTGGCCGAAAGCTGGGAAGACCCAGCCATGCGCAAGGTCAAGCACAACGTCATCGCCGATCGCGCCGAGGCCTACGCCTTGCGCAGCGCGCCGGCCGGCGTGCTGGCCATCACTGCCGGCGTCGACACGCAGGACAACCGCCTCGCTGTGCACCTCACCGGCTGGGGCCGCGGGCTGGCCTGCTGGACGCTGGACTACCACGAGCTGCCCGGCGACCCCGCCGACGACAAGGTGTGGGACGACCTGGTCGACCTGCTCAACCGGCCGATCGAGCACGCCAGCGGCGCGCTGCTGATGATCGAGGCCACCGCCATCGACGCCGGCGGCCACCGCACGGAGGACGTGAAAGCCTTCGTGCGCGCGCGGCGCATCCGCCGGCCCATGGCCATCTACGGCGCCGTGCCCAACAACGCGCCCGTGCTCAGCAAGGGCAAGATGCAGGATGTGAACTGGCGCGGCGCGCTGGACAAGCGCGGCGTGCTCATCCACCACGTGGGCACGGTCGCCATCAAACACCTGCTGTACGCGCGGCTCAGCACCGACGCCGACAAACAGCCGGAGGCGCGCATGGTGCACCTCAGCGAGGATCTGGGCGCGGACTACTTCGGCGGCCTGGTCAGCGAGGTCTACAACCCCATCCGCAACCGCTTCGAAAAGCGCAAGGGTGGCCCGCGCAACGAACCGCTGGACACCTGGGTCTACAGCTACGCCGCCACCCACCACCCGGAGCTGCGCCTGCACCGGCTCAGCAAGTCCGACTGGGACGCGCGCGAGGCGCGCCTCGCCGCCAAGGGTGCCGAGCAGGCGGCCAAGCCGGATATGCCCGCCAAGCCAGTGGAGCAAACAGCCGTCCAGACGGCCGTTTCACGTGGAACCCCGCCGCGCCGCGGCGGCAGCTTCGCCACCCGCTGGTGACCCATGGCTGACTACGACCTCATCACCGACATCCTGCAGCGCCTCACCGCCAAGGGCGTGCCGGTACCGGCCACCGTAGCGCACGCGGTGGACGTGGAGGCGCGGCGTGAGTGGGGCGGCAAGCGGCACTACATCCCCTCGCGCGGCGAACTGCAGCAGCAGCAGGTTTACCAGCGCGACACCAGCATCCGCGCCAGCCTGCTCGCGGGTTGCAGCGTGCCCGAGCTGGCACGCGCCTGGGGCATCAGCGAGCGCCGCGTGCGCCAGATCGGGCACCTGTAAAAGCGGAAACGCTTTGCCTTACTCATTTCCGTTTCGGCAGGTGAGCATGGCCTCATGCTGCCCCTGCCGACCGCGATTCCCGCTTCCTTCACCGCCGGTGACACCGTCGCGTGGACGCGTGATCTGCCCAACTATCCGCGCAGCGGGGGCTGGTTGCTGCACTACGCGCTGGTGGGCACCGGCTCCGTCTATACCGTAGACGCCGTGGCCGGCGACAGCGCCGACAACTTCGCCATCAGCGTGCCGGCAGGAACCACGGCCACCTGGACGCCGGGCGACTACAGCGTGCAGGAATACGCCACGCTGGCCGACGGCACGCGCAACACGCTTGGCATCACGCGCGTCACCATCGGCGCCAATCTAGCCGCCAGCACGGGCGGCATGGACACGCGCGGCCAGGCGCGCCGCATCTTCGACGCCATCAGCGCCGTGCTGGAAGGCCGGGCCACCGAGGCCGAGCTGGAAGTGCAGGTCAACGGCCGCAGCATCAAGTACATCCCCGTGGCGGATCTGCTGGCCCTGCGCAGCGCCATGCGCATCGAAATGGCCAACAACGACAAGGTCAACGGCAACGGCGATCTGAGCCGGCTCTACGTCAGGTTCCGCTGCGGATGAACATCCTTACCGGCACCCGCGCTGCACTCGCCCGCTGGCTGGCACCCGCGCCGCCGCCTGCCCCGCCGCGCGCCCAGCGCAACTACGCCGGCGCTGCCGTGGGTCGCCTCACCAGCGACTGGAACCCGCTCAACACCAGCGCCGACAGCGAGATCATCGGCAGCCTGCGCGCGCTGCGCGCCCGCAGCCGCCAGCTCACCCGCGACAACGAATACGCCCTGCGCGCCAAGCAGCTGGTGCAAACCAACGTCATCGGCCAGGGCATCGGCATGCAGGCGCAGGTGGCCAGCACCCGCGGCCGCATGGTCGACAAGATCAACACGCAGATCGAGGACGCGTGGGAAATCTGGTGCGAAAAGGCCAACTGCCACACCGGCGGCCTGCTGCACTTCCACGACATGGAGCGGATGCTGGTCGGCGAGATGTTCGAGGCGGGCGAAGCGCTGGTGCGCATCATCAAGCAGCCTTTCGGCGACAGCCGCACGCCGCTCGCGCTCGAGGTGATCGAGGCCGATCGCCTGATCGACACCTGGCAAAGC